AGTATCAGTATCAGTTCCTCCAAATACAAAAAAGACTTTTCTAGTATCACCTATTTTATTATTAATCATATCGAATATTATTCGACCATGCTTTTCTACATACTGAAACAGAACAAGAGTATTACCTTTCTGTGTTATGGATAAATTTCTTATAATTATATTTCTTTTGTTATTACTAACAAGCCAATCCATTTCTTCCTGATACGTCATATCTTTCATGGATTTTCTATCACTTTCAGGATAATCTAAAACCATAGCAACTATTTTTAATTCTGCTATTCGATTTGTGTCCATCAATTTTTTAGTAGTAGTTACATGCTTTACAGTACCGAATATACCTTCAAGAACTAATTTATGAGTTTTGGATCCGTCTAATGTACCCGTAGTTCCTATTCGATACTTAGAGTTTACACACTTATCTAAAATAGTTGTTAATGATTTTGCTTTGAACAGGTGTGCTTCATCACCATATATTACATCAAACTTATCAAACCAAGACTTTGGATATTTGTATATTGATTGCCAAGTAGATATTGTTATTGGATAATCATTTGTTTTTTCTTTGCCGCCATAAATTCGGTGACAGTTTTCTGATACTTGCCAATTTTCTTTTGTTGCATAGTCTTGAAAGTCACCATACAGTTGTTCAACCAATGAAGTGGTAGGAACAATAATTAGTTGTTTACGATCAAAACGTTGATGATATCTTATAAGAGTATAAATTATAAGCGACTTGCCTGATGCAGTTGGAGATAGTAACAGACTTCTTCCAGTATTTATTGCGTGTTTAACTGCTTCAATTTGATAGTTTCGTATTTCAATATCTTTTTCCTGACTTTGTAATTTTAAAGACTTTGCAAAATTCTCAACATATTCTGTTGATACTGGATCACCTATATTCTCCATGTCAAGTTCTATAGGGTACTCTAATGTATTTGCAAACTCTTTTAGATAAGGCAATAGCCCCACATATAGTTCTCTTCTATACATATTGTATAACCGCGCTTTACCATCCCACATTCTATTTTTATAGAGTGGCATAAACTTAGCGCCAGGAACATCAAAGGTAAAGAAGTCATTGAGTTCTTGCGAAATACTAGGATCAGTAGTTATTCTCAAATACACTTCATTTATTTTAGTAACTTTTATCACATTAGACCATTTGTAAATTTGTGCCATTCAATGGCCGACTTGATATCCCATGTTCTGCTGCTCAAAGATTTCATTATAAGTTCACACTGATATAAACATGCTTTAATATATTCAATCTTATCCACAACTTTTATTACGTCTGGATCACTGTCTAGAAATTCTATCATTTCATTTTTTAAAGGATGATTGCCTAAATATTGTGACCAACCTAATTCTAAGAGTTCCTCTTTAGAGAGTTCTCCTCTATAGTATTTCCACTTTAGTCTACGCAAAGATAACATTTGCGACTCATATTTTCTGAGTTGCAATTTAAATGTTGTTAGGTGATTAAGATATTTTGCATGAAGTTCAGGTGTTTTAGTTGACGCGGTACCTAAATTCAATTCATCAATTTTGCAATCTGATGTCCATTGATCTTGTAATTCATTCAATGTTATCATTGATAACTCCCATAAATAATATATTTTTAAATCTCAAAAATTACAACATTATTTATACGAGAAAAAAATCTGTTAAGCGGCTTCAATCTTATACTGTCTATACCTGAATGATGCTAAACCTTGAAAGTATTCAGAATTTCCTAAATCAAAATCTAGTCCACTTAAAGCAACTGGAAAAACTTCTTGAAAAACAATTTTTATAAAAGGAATATTATTAGAATTTAAAATGAACAACGATGCTTCACTTGTTAAAGCGGCTGTTGCATTAACAACAGTTTTACCTGGAAATCTATATATTTGAGATTGAACATAATTTGTATATTCATCGGAGCTTTCTGGGCTACCTAAACCTCTCATCCAATTATATATTTCATTATAGTTTGCCATGTTTTCTTGTATAAGAAATCTTATGTTAAGTTCACCAAATGAAATCTTTTCTCCTGGCAAAGGAAAGTCAATCAAAGGAGTGGCTTGTGTAGCCACCCCTAAGGTAACATCGGGGATATTTGCTGATTGACAGAAAAACGAAACGTTAGGAATATTATGCACTAGAAACTTGAAACCATTAGGTCTCATGTAATCTAGTTCAGATGGATTACCTGCCGCAAATGTTGCTTCTGTAATAGTAGATGTTGGAATGTATGCCATAGTGTCACCTTTTCGATGACACTATTTATAATACTTAAACATTACATTCCGATTGAAGTTTTTAAGATCACAAAAAATGGTAAAGCTATAAAACAAACCATTGCAAATGTTGAAAAAGTCACTGATGCTATCATCCTACGGTTACTCATAAATTTTAAATCCTTGTTTTTAAAGTTACTTAAAGTAACGACATTGTTACTTTAATACACTATATATAATATCAAGAATTTAGACATCTGTCAATGCAATTTTTAAACATAAAAAAAGGGGCTACGAATAGCCCCTTAAAAATGTCCCTTTAGGGATTCTTTTTATTCTTACATCAAGTTTGTTACCTTGACTTTTCTGTAGTACTGGTTACGAGCTGATGTGAAAGTATCCGCATCAATAGTACCGTTGGACTGTGTTACGTAGGGGTTAGCAATCATACCGTAACGAGTCTTGAAGCCGATTTTCGGCTGGAAGGTGTTAGGATCAATTGCACGAACCATTTGCAACGGAACGTAAGGGCAGTAGAAAATACCTGCGTCATACGGGCTGGTGCCTTTGTAACCAACAACGTAGAACTGAGAAGCTGCACCAGTGTTGGCACTATACGGATCTACATACACTTTGTATCGACCATTCAGTACACCAGCAAAAGTGTTGCCAGTATCATCAACATTCAAGTTGGTGCTGAGTGCGGGAGTGTAATCAAGAACACCAGCCATTGCCAAGGCGCTTGCAACATCTGAAGAACAGATGATGAAGTTGCCTTTGCCGCGGCGAGTATCTTGTGCAATCGCGTTAGCATCACGTTCGATATTGAACAGCAAGCCCTTGAAGCGTTCAACTGACCAACGACCGTTTGAATCAACGTCAAGGTCAAAAGTACCAGCAGTTGCAGTAGAAGCAGCACCTGTTTTAGCAACTTTGTAAATTGTACGAATAACTTCACGGTTAATTTCAGCAAGAATCTCTTGTGAAAGGATGTTGGAGAGTTCGCTTTCTGCGTCCAGACCATGAATCGCTTTCAGATCCTGTGCCAATTCAATCGTGTATTCTGCTTTCAACGCACGAGATTTAGCAGTTACTGTGGTTTTATCAATAGAGAATGCTACTTGAGCAAGAGAAGTAGAATCACCAAAACCTTCAGCAGTTGATGTAGATACACCAGTACCTGTAGTGTAAGAACCATCCACTGGGTTTGAACCAGCATGAGTACCCTCACCAGAGAAGTCAGTGTCTGCTTCGTTAAACAGAGCTTCTGTGCCTGATTGGCTAGTGTAGTGTGATCTCATAGCAAAGATCAAACCAGTTGGGCCAGTCATAGGCTGTACACCAGCTACGTCATATGCCATCAGATTAGGAAGAGCGCGTCTTACCAAACTAATAAGAATAGGATCGTAGTTGTCGATACTAGCGCCAGTTGCGTTTGCATGAGTAGCTTCGTGGAGAATACCACGCTCTTCACGCATTGCTTTTTCTTGGTTTTCAAGAATTACGGCAGTTACTGCACGGCGATAAGGGTCTGCAATAGGTGCAAGGCTCTCATGCTTCAGTACAGGTTCCCACTTTTTTTCAATTGTTTCTGAAAGATACATTTGTGTCTCCTTTATTGTTGTATTTAATAACTTTACTATTTATAAAAATTAAAATTTAGAATGCTTGCTAATTGCTTTGGCATACTTACTCATTATACTATTGTCCGATGAAACAAGTTCATTAACAGTATCTTCTAACGCATTGTCAGCAGAAGTATTAACAGATGTTTTACGGAAATAATTTTCTTTAACTACTTTGAGTTTGTTATTATAAGATTCATCACTTGTGTAAGTAATATCTTCCACTAATGTAGCAAACTTTTCAGCTTCGGTATCAGCCAAGTCCTCTGAAACTACAGAAAAAATATTTTGCTTTTTCAGATAAACTGCTTCTTCATTCAAGTTAATGTTTTTCTGGATTTCTTCATTCAAATTAGATTCAAGAGTATCTAATTTTTCCTGCATCTCAGCCAAAACATCGTACTTATCTTCAGGGACTTCAATGTAATGTTCAGTGAACACTTGTTGCAATCCTTTAATAAAAGATTCAGTTATTTCGTTACGAAGGCCGTTTTCAATAGCCATTTCGTTTTCTTTCATCCAATTTTCTGTAACGTAGTTAAGATACTTGTCAATGTTTTCAACTAAATCTTCAACACGTTCTGCATATGCTGCATTAGCCTGTTCTGTCAATTCAACTTCAATAGCTTCTACTTCAGAAATTACGCGAGAAGATACTACAGCTTCAAAAATTTCAGCCGCTTTAGTTTTAAATTCTTCAGTAAGATTTTCATCATCAGCAAAAAGTGCTTTTAAATCTTCTTCAAACAAGCCTTCTTCTGTTGCATATTCTTCATCTTCTTCATACTCTTCTTCGTCTTGAGTTTCATACTCTTCACGAACACCGGCAGAATTAGGTTGATTTACAACAGAACTGGTATCTTCCATGTCCTGGTAGTTAACGGCTTTGCCTGCACCCTGTCCTTTCGGAAGAGTACCGTCTTTAGATGCTTTAGATGCTGCTTTCACGCCTACGTCAGAGGTCAAACCACCTTCCGGATTACCAGGACTGTTTAAGTCTTGGACTTCAGGATTTGCATTTGAATTACCTTGAGTAGGAAAAGAAGCATCACCCTGTTGCTTATCCAGAGGACGATTTGCTGCACCCTCCATAAGCTCTCGGATTTTTGATTCTACGCCCATTGTTATCTCCTTTCGATTTAAATGATATTTAAATGTTCTATATATTTATAAAAATTAAATTCTTGAAATTTTATCTAAGAACGCTTCAAACGCTTTAACTTTTGCTTCTGATAAATTTCTAGAACTTGTCTTTTTAATTAAGTTTTTGGTTTCTTCAATCTCTCTGTCTTGCCATACACCCTTGACAAATACCCACTCTTTACCTTCCATAATACCTTGTATGTACGCATCAGGTGCTGATGGATCTGCTACAATATCTGCGGCAGTAGCAAGCATAAAATCATCTTGAACTTCATTGATACCATTAACTTCTTTAAGTGTGCCTAGACCTCGTGAACTAACACCCAATCCAGCTCCCTCTTTAATTAGACTTGAAGCAATATTACCCATAGGAGTATCTAAAATTTTTGCTCGCCCAATCCAATTATTGCCGTCTTCTCTAAGAGATACGATCATATGTGAAACACGATCAAGATTAATGTTAGGACCTTCAGGATGTCCTAGTTCACCATATGCTCTTTTAGTACTGACTTGTTCTTTAATATAACGGTTGACTTCTTTTGCCATTATTTCTTTTGGATACATTCTACCGTTTCTGTTTTTTAAATTTGCTTGTAAAAAAACGCCTTCTATAAAGAGACTTTTTTTACCATTCTCACTGCTTTCTTCTATAATGAATTGTAAATCTTCGTTGAGTTCTTTAATAAGTTTCATTAGCCTAATGCTCCGTCAGCACCTTGGTGTTGCTGTGAACCGTATCCACCAACTTTAGATAAAGAAAGAATTACAGTACCACCAGTTCCTCCGTTATCAATAGCTACAACAATATTTGCATCATTTTCATGAGTGTCTGCCCAATCATAAAAATCTATGCGCCCAGTTCCTATACATGTATACAGTACAACTGAGTCTCTTGTTACAGTTGCTTGAGTACCAGTACCTAAAGCCCACTGTAAACCTTTAATATTAACCAATTGAGTACCAGAAACAGTCTCACTTGCTTTTTTAAGATCAACATCAAGATCAATGGTGGCGCTTCCGTCATCACCTCGCAGAACTACAACACCTTGTACCTGTGTTAATTTTACTATATTTTTTATAAGAGCAGGCATTTATTTTTCCCCTGTTACTTTGGCATTTTCTTTTTAGAATTGGAGTGCATATGACTTTCAGACATAAGTATTTGAACACCATCATCTTCCACTCTTACTGTTTCAATACCATGTTCGAACATAACTTTATACCAAGAGATATTACCTTGACTGTCTGGTATGGCATGTTCGCCGTGAATTGGGGTTCCTTCACCTAATCCTTCTTTAAAAATTTTGGTGGCGCACATGTGTTTATCACCATCCAAAGAACCTTTTGCAACGCCGTCCATAGGTTCTTCTTGAATATCTGTTTCAACATTGGATCTAAATTCTTTGAATGTTTTCATTTTTATATTACTCTTCGGTTTCGTATTCGTCATCAATATCTAAAATGTGTTCTTCACCATCTGCCAAACCCATTGCTTGCATTTCTGGATTTTTAAAAATTGATCTTGCAAGAGTTTGTTTGTAATCATTTAAAGCATCACCTGCTCTTGCTTGCATAATAGCATTAAAATTTGTTTGAACTTCACTAGCATTACCCATACTAATATTATTAATCATGTCTCTAATTGCTTGATGATTGTCCATTATTGCTCTCCACTCAAATCAGCTTGTTGCTGTTGCATGTCTATTTGATGTTCTTGATCTTGTGTTTTAAAAGGTGCTTCTACTTGCATTTGCATATTAATTTCTTCTATTTGTTGATCTGTAAGCATAAGTATATTTTTCTGTACATACTCTTTGCTAAACAATGAACCAATAAAAGAAGACGCTCCTTGCAATACTTCAAATCTACTTCTCAATATTTCCTGATTTTTAGATTCAGTGTAATATGTATCTTGAGAAAAACTATAAATGATAGTATCTTTTATATCATTCCAATCTTCTTCAGTCATTATATTTTTTAATACTAACTGAGTTTTCAAAAGGTCTTCAAACATGGTTGAAAACTTTCTTCTCAGTTTAGCAACAAATTTAGCAAACTTTAATTCATCTCTATTAATTTCAGCAGAACGACCAAAATTTAATCCTGCTGACTGTTCTAATCTTGACACAGGAACATTTAGTGCTTGATATAGTTTCTTCTGAAAATATTCTATATCACCAATTTCTCCTAAATTCTGCCCTGCTGGTAGAGTGTCAATTTGTGTTCCCTGACTACCTTCTCTACGGGGAAGCCAAAAGTCTTCTAACATGGACATGAACTTTTTATCGTCCCTGACTTCACCTGTGTTAGCATCATATACTAATTTATTACGATATCTATCCATGATATCTTTAAGATATTGTTCTGCTCGACCGCTAGGTAAATTACCTACGTCTACATAAAAAATTCTACGCTCAGGAGCACGTGTTATGCGGTAAATGACCGCAGCGTTCTCCATCATGCGTAATTGATTTGCAGGTCTAATGGCTTTGTGTAGATAAGATAAAGGAATATTTTTATCTTGATCCACTAATCCGCTAGCACAATATACAATAGCGTCTTTTGTAATTTTCAAAGCACTATTTGAATCAGCAGCCGGTTTATATTGCCCTGGTTTATCTGTTACTCCCTTTTCATTAAAAAGAAAAAATTCTTCTACATCTTTAACAAAAGAAACTCCATTTTCATTTTTTTCTTTTTTAATTTCTTTGATCTTTGTAATCTTACGAGGATCAATATAACGAATGTCTTTAATACCATCTTGTGGTCTTGCAGTATCAATTACTTTGTGAAAGACTAATCTTCCATCAATGTACCAACGTCTAAAGTAATCCTGCGCTCTGTCGTTAAAATGCAAAACTCTTAAAATATAATTAAATTCATCTGTAATTTTTTTCTGAATATTAACAGAAAGACCAGTTTTATCTAAATTAAGTTTTAATGGAACTTCATCATTGAGATTTGCAATTGCATCATTCACAACATCTTCAATAGCGGCATCAACATCTGCCATCAAAGCAATGTCTCTGTATCGCTTTATTAGCTCAGACTCAGTGTTGGCAATGCCTTCAATATCTAAGTAAGTGCCATAATAGCCACCCGCCCGTATACTTTCGACACCGCCGTCATCCGAGGGTGCCACAAAAGACTTTTCAGTCGGTTGTGGCTTTTCCCGAGTTATCTCAAATCCAAAAATATTCATATTATAGTTTTATCTTAGTTAAGCATTATCGTAATGTTGATATTGGAAAGTTACAGTGAACTCTTCAATAACATCATTCTGGGCATATTGCAATGCAATTTCACTCATTTGAATTGGGAAAGCATTTCGAAGGGTATATCTACCACCTCTCAATACTTTATCATTTCTATCCAAATGCTCAATAACAAGATCAGCTTGATATTGTGCGGGAGTGAGAATACCAGTGTTAGTGGCATTATTGTTCATACCAGCCATCCATTGCTCGAAAGGTCTACGCAAAGATTGATTGGTATCATTAACAATTGTAACAGTCCAAGGATCAAAAACCCTTTCGCCAGCAAGTTTAACTTCTCGTCCTCTGTACTGTATAATTGCAGGGTTTACATTAGATGCTGGAACTGCTGCGCCAGTAACTAATATACTGTAAGAAGTATCAACCCCTGTAACATAACTTGGAAAACCTAACAGAACACGGAACTGGTTAGGACGTGCGCCACCAGCTCCTAGTCTTGATTTAAATTCAGTGATATTCATTTATTGCTCCTTTTACTTTGTATTTATATTTAACCGCCAACTTCATCAAACGAAATACCAGTTCTGGTAGCGATGAAGTTTAACTGTATGAAGTTAATGGAACGAGCAGGTTGAATGAAGATATCAGCAACAAAAGAATTACTATCAATAACTTGTGAAGTGTTATTCGTTTCATCACACACAGTACGGAAGTTGAAAATACCTCTACGGCCCTGAACATCACGCAAGAAAGGATCAACTAAGTTTTTAAATTGAGCCCTAGTAAATGCGTCATTAAATTCAAACAATTGAAATTTAGCTGCTGTAGCAATTGCTTTTTCAAGTGTAATGAATAGTCTACGAACGTTGATACGATCAAACGCACTGGGTTTTGCAAGCATGGTTTTATCACCAAACAATACAATACCTGAACCAGGGAATCCTACTACAGGATTGATACCATTTTTGTAAAGAGTATCACGGTCAGATTTGTTTGGAGAATATGCTAATTTAACAGCATTCTTAATTGCGCCTCTGTTATAACCTGCAGGAGAGAACCAAGGGTCAGCATCTGCATCAGTTTTAGCACAAAGACCAGCAATGTCGCCGTTTAACGGAACATAAACATATGCGTCATTATAACGATCATACATATATTTGTAACCACTGTCCATCACTGCATAAGAAGACCTAGTGAAGGTTGCAAGATCAGTAACAATAGCTGCTGCTTCACCGCCAACGTTATTAACCACACTTGTTTCTTCTGGTGAAACAAATACCATACAATCTTTACGTACTTCTGCGATATTGTCGATAACATAATCACCGACTGCCAGTGATGCATCACCTACAAAAATTAAGTTAACATCTACAAGTTCATCGTTTGCAAACAAATCAAAAGCAGTTTGTTTGTCACTGTCAGTAATTGTTGGTGCTTCAGTTGCACCGTCTACTCCTCCGGTTAAAGTGGTTGCCCCTTCACTAAATACATGAGAAGAAGTAAACGCTTTACCTACGCCTGAAATTCCCCAAGCATCAGTAGAAGTTGCTGCCGCTGGATGATCAGTCCACCAAATCCATTCTGAGCGAGTATTGATTACATTTTTGTAGAAATTTGAACGACCCAAAGAATCTCTAGCATCAGATGCCTTTGAAACACCTGCGAATCGTTCAAGAATTGTACCAGCAGTTCCGCTAATTGCACCATCAATATCAACTACAATGATATGCAATTCGTCATTTGAGCCACCTACTGCCGTCACTGAAGTAGTGGCGCTTGGAGTATAATCAAATTGACTAGCATATGTCCAAGCAGAATAAGCAGTTCCTGCTTTAACAGTTAAACCAGTCGGTGTACCTGCTGTTGTTACAATAGCTGTACCCGCCATTGTAGTTAAAGTAAACCCAGTTACTGCTGGTGCAGTACCAGTAATAGCAGAGACTTTATAAACAGTACCGGAAGTATAACCAGTAATACTTCCAGTGCCACCTAATGTACCAGTAATTATTATTCTAGTACCTACTATAAGGTTCGCATTGGCACAAGTAAATTGACCGCCAGTTCCACCGATTGCAATTGTTGTTAATGTAGCACCTCCTCCAGTCTCTGGTCCGGCTGAATCTGCCATTTCAACCCTAATTGAATTTCCCAATACTCCGGCATATTTTGCAGCCCACATTCCGTTGTTGCCCTCACCAGTTGAATGATTATCATCATAATCGTCTTCATTGGTAATAAGAACACCAGCAGTTGAGCCTGCATTTCGTGAAGCACTGTTGACAGCACGAACCACTTTTAATGTATTTGTATACGCTAAAAATGATGCTGCTGAAAACCAACCTTTATTATTGACCGGAGGCTTACCAAATCTAGTCAGTAATTCATTTTCAGAACTAACTGTAACTACTTCATTAGCAGGTCCCCATCTAAATTCACCCGCGAATCCACCAATAGATGCTCCAACTGCTGGAACAACAGAGGTAAAATCTTTTTCTGTTACCTGTACACCAGGCGATAGCTGAAAAGCCATGTTTTTTCTCCTCGTTTATAAACAGATTATATAAAACTTCTTCTTACTTTGTCTTCATCTGTTATTTATAAAAATTAATATTTGAAACCATTCTCACGAAACTTGTCTTGCCAATCACCGGTAATCCAATAATCACCACCAATAACCTCTCCTTTGGGTTCATCTGTTGCCTTATGCATAATAAAAGGAGTCAAATTCTGTGAAATTGATTGCATCTGTTTGTTGTATAACTGATCTCTAGTATTAACATTAACTAAGTCTTTAAAGAAGGGCATAGTTGATAACCATCCAAACAAAACAAGACACATAACAAGATCATCATGATATCCTTCGTCTGCTTGATATGTCTGTCCCCTTTCAATGAATGTTGATATTTCATGTATAATTTCAGCATCAAAACATAATAATTTACGCTCTTCCATTAAAGACTTAAAGTTAAAACATCCTTGTCTCTTTACTTGCTTAGAAGTATTAACACCCAGTCTACTAGAGCGACCAAAACCAGGTGAAACGAATTGTCTTGCTTTTTCTGTAACTGTACTGAATAGATTTTCGTACTCTATTTCTTCATGTAAAATTTCTATTACTTGTCCACCAATATCATTATTTTCACAAAGAACATATGCATTATTATATTCTCTACCTAGCTTTGCTATAACTTCAGGATAAAGTAGAGGAGCAATCTTATTGTTTCTATATGTTGATACAATTTTATATGGCATATCTGTTATGTCAATAACAACACATGCTGAGTAATCACTACCTATGCCTCTTGCGGTATCAACAACTATACAATAATAATGTTTTTCTGCTGGATTTTCATATATTGATAATCCATCTTCATTATAAAATATAGGCTCTTTAGAACTTAATGTTGCTATTGTTCTAGCGTTAATAAGAGTGTTAGACGAACCAAGAAACGCACATAACACTTCTTGATTAAATTTCAACTCACCAAGAAGTTTTAATTGTTCCTCTGCCCACTTCTCATCCCTACCTGGAATTTCAGTATAAGGAATAAAGTGATTGATGAAACCATTACTGCCTTTTTCTGACTCATTCCAAAACTTCCAGAAGTGGTTATAACCTAGAGGAGTTGAAGTAAGTAGAATCTTAGTAGTTTCACCCGCAGAAATTGTTGGATATACAGAAGCAAAGAACTCATCCGCAACATTGTTTGGAATGATTGCCGCTTCGTCAATGTACAACCAGTTTACCGATTTACCACGAATACCAGATGTGGTTGTAGCTGCTGTAAATATTCTACAGTTATTCTCTAACTCAATGTCACCCTTGTTCCAAGTCTTAACACCTTGTTGCATCCATATAGGCAAGTTTTCATACATCGTCTGATAACGTGCTAACACTTCCCTAGCAGAAGCAGTCTTGTTACCCATGATAGCAACAGTTTTATCTGCGTTAAATATAGTGTAATGAAGAATACACGCTGCTGCTGTAACCGTTTTACCTTGCTGTCTACCCTCCATGAGAATAACTTTACGATTATTTAATATTATATCTACTTTTTTCTTTTGACACTCATAGAGTTTAAATAATTGTAAGCCACGATCTAGGGTAACAATGTAACAATAGTTTTCTATAAAATAAATAGGATCTTTTTTACATCTGAGATACTCTTGAAGTTGCTCTTTTGTAAAAGAATGCTCATAACCGATATTTTTTAGATTCGGATTACCATGATATGAAGTTTTTTCATCACTCATTTTCTATAACATCTTTATTTAATGCTCGTAATAAATCTTTAGTGCTTCCTACAAATAAATTATTATTTGTTACACTGTTTCCTACAGGTATCTTTTTGATTGCAGATACTTTTGCTTTCTTTTCTTGAATATCTAACATGCTTTGTGCGCTGTCTTGAAGTGTTTTAATTAACTGTCCTGCTACTTCATATGCTCTAGGTGAATCACTATTTTTTGCGATATGCAATATACCCTGTATCGCCTGATCACTGTAGTCAGCGGTCTTTTTTAATATGTCTCTAGCATCTTGAAAATCATTCTCCAAATCTTTTTCTTGATCAGGCAAAGGAGTTGGCAAGTTATTTTCAATTCTTGTTTTTTTTAAATTTACATCTAAGGCTCTAGTAGGAGAAACTTTAAATGTGTTGTCTAAACTATCAAATGTACTCATTATTATCTCAGTAATATGGTTTTAGGATTCATAAACATCTTCAAAATTTACAACAAAAATATGTGGATCAGCAGGTGTTGCTGGGTCTACATCTCCAGTTGCCTCAATTGAAGCAGTTACTTTAGTTCCTGTTTCAGATTCTAAACCCGTATATGCATTAGCAATTGCTTCTCTAATAATTTTTTGATTTGAAACATTGCCATAAAAATTTATTCTCATAGTAAAATCTAAAGTCCATATAATAGTTTGTCTTGCTGCTAACTCACCTTCATAATTGTCATCATAGTTTACGCTATCTAATGTGATTTTAATATCTCTTTTTATTCCTAACTCAGGAAGTTCATTTACGGTAATGCTAAAATCTGGATTAAAAAATGGAAGAATTTGTTCTATGATTTGTAGACCATCTTCTTGATTTTTTGCAAACACATATAACGATAATGTCATATTCCAAGGTGTAGATACAAACGATCTGCTAACACCAGTGGCAGGTGCTCCGTCTATTATTGCTTTATTATTTTGTATAGGGCTTACTTTTCTAGCTACATCATACTGAAAAGATTGTATTTCAAAACCCATTCTAGGTAAAAGTATTGCAGTTAAATCTTTTCTTTCATCTGATGTAGTTCTGATTCTTGTTAAAAACTTTTGCTTAGTAGAATATGCTAAAGGAACTCTCAGTACTTGTTGAGTGACACCATTGCCGTCAATACGATTTATATTAATATTAGAAAATATTGTACCAAAAGCAGTGATTGCTTTTTTTATGTGTTGATGATAAAATTGCACATTTTTAAACATTAGATTATTTCTCCGAAAGGATTCACTTCAGAAAAATCTAAAATGTCTTCAATATTATTGAAATTTTTAAAATCTTCAGAATCAGTTTGTGCATCACTATTAGTTGTTAAATAACTTTCAAGTATTAAACTAGAGAAATCTTCAAGTAAGAATAAGGTATTATCTTCCAACAAGAATTGATAAACTAACATATCAAGACTATCTTCTTCAGCATTCGTATCCAACTCAACAATACCAGTTTCAATAATTTCAGAACTGTATTCAAACAATTCACACTTCAATCTGTAAGTGTAAAGTTTGCCTGCTTGATAAAAAGGATTGTTAAATTCTACTTCACGGATTTCAAACAGTGAATTAGTTTTTTGAAAGTATAATAAATCACCTTCAGACGGGCGAGTGTCTTGTGTAAATGTGCCACCTGAAGTTCTTACTAATTCATCCCATCTGCGTCTAGCTAATATAAAAGTTGCGCTGTCTCTTACTTCAAGACCAAATTTACTGAATAACTCTCCATCACCTCCGAAACCTTCTATATTTTCAAGGTACATTTCCAATGGATACGCTTGAATAAACTTAGACAAGGTATCTTCATCAAAAATGGTGTCTTCTTTAACTAGAGTACGAGGGAGATAGAATACATCGTGACCGTATATTTTTAGACTCTCAATAATTAAGTCTTCTATTAAACGTTGTTCAGATGTAGTACCGCTAGTATTCCCTGATTGAAAATAGAAATTTGTGGGCATGTTACTACCCTATCATAAAGGTTGGAGGAAGTTCATACTTGAGTTGCATATCTTGTTCGATTTTTTCAATCTCAACTATAGCTTCTTCGTAAATTTTATCTCCATTAAGTGTAACACCGCCTGGAAGTAATATACCTCCAAACTTTTTCATGTTCTCGCCCCACTGTCTTTTTATAAGAGCAGTTGCGTATTTTTTCAGAAACATGTCATCATAAACCTCAGAAAATTCTGTTGGGTCTACAATACTATATGATTCAAGAACTACATAATCACCAGGATTAAAAGTTAAATCCCAGTCTGTATCAATATATACCCGATTCATTTTTCTATTAAAACGAATCTGTCTTTGATTAACCAATAGCTGTTCAAGTGTTGACAAATGGGTTTGCACTGCTGTATAATAAATCATGTCAGCGCCAAGCAAATTATACAAGTCATTCTGTCTGAATTGATACATCAGATCAAATAACTGTCCATCTTTTGTGGTACTTGTAGCAGCTCCACCAAAATTGAACATACGAGTAATAAATAATACACCATTACCAACTGATATATACTTATTACTCATATCACCAGCAGTGAAAAAAGTAGTAGCATGAAGTGCTGCACTGTAATTTGAAATACTTCCTCTTACATTTTCACTTGCAACAAATGTACCTTTAGTGTCTTCAGTGATAAATCTATTAAGTGAATCTATTTCTTTTATAACAGTAGTAGCACCTGAAGTTAACCCAGTTAAAGTTTCACCTACTATATAATTACCTGTCAAAGCAGATGCTAAGGTTACCGTGTCACCTGTAATTTGATGTGAAATAAATGTCTTTTGACGACCGTCAAAATGATACTCATACCAAAACTGTAAGGCATCATCAATGCGATCAGAAATTTGATCTTCATCTACGTTGATTTCAATTACTGGAAAACCAAGTCTTCTTAAACAATAATCAATTAAGTCTTGTCTTGATGATAATGCCACTTTTATTTCCTAGTAGATTACTAATTAAACTTTACTCTATTTATAAAGTTTTTTTATTCTGAATTATATTTCAGGAAAGAGACAAGTTTGAATAAATTTATATTGATAATTACTCATGATGTAACAACTAAAATTATTAATTGTCACACCATTCATAAATAAGGAAGAATTATTTTGTAGTGATATTTTTCAATGCTATGACCATTGATTTTAAATACCTATTAAGTACTACTTTCTTCTACAGGAGTTTCTTCAGATGCTGCTTCTGATGGTGCAGGTATTTCTTCAGGTTCAGCTACTAGAGGTTCGGGTCTAACTACATTTAGTAGATGCTCAACCAAAGTATACCTGCTATCATTATTGACTGGAGGTGCGCCTACGATTATCATACTAATGTTGCCTTCGTAGTGGATATACACAACTACCCAAGTATTGAAGTCATTTACCACTGTCTTACGGATGTTAATACCTTCGTTGTTCAGCGTGTAGAAATAGACATCCGTGCCACTGTCTGGAGTAAAACTTTGAGCCAGTGCCAAAAAGTCTGTTTGATTGATTATATCTATAGTTTCCATTTATTACTCCTATCGAATTAAAATTTGTCTGGTACCTAACAACTGAAACAACTGTGTTACTGTTGGGCTAAAACTGGGTATTACCGGTGGTTCTATTACTTTTGATGTGCCAGTTAATGGTGTGCCTGAAGAATTAATAATAATGCCTTCTTGCGTCAAACTATTTGTAGTAGCTATTGTTGCATTAGGCGTAACCGTAACAACACTCGTTAGTACAGCGGTTCCGGGTGTTGATGGCTGAGTTCCAGAGACCAAATAAGTTAGAGTAACACTTACCGTAGACCCACTTGTGGCGATGGTAAATGTTTTAGTTGCATTTGCCCCCTGTACTGTGTTGAGTAATTGTAAAGTAGCAGTGTTGTTTGAAACAGAAAAATTTCCACTGAGACTCGCACCGTTAATGTCCGCGGTTGTAACCCCAGTACCTGTAATAGTATACGGAACTGAAGTGTTGTTAAGTGCGCTTGAGGTGTTTAATGTTAAAGTAACTGTATCCCCTGCACCAACAACAGAAGCCGATGTAGATAATACCTGATCAAAAAAAGTTATAGTAACAGCACCATCATCATCACTAACACCTGCGGTATTTACTTGGGAACTGCCTGCATTATAAGACCCACCGCCACCCCCACCAGCCCACGGCCCGCCTGCGCCGCCACTATATCCTCCGCCGCCGCCTGCGCCGCCGTTTGGAGTTTGCGTTCCGCCGCCGCCGCCACCAAAAGATCCTACCGCTGTATTTGTTCTTGCGCTGGATGTATTAGAAATGCCGCCCAAACCGCCGTTGGTAAAAGAGGCTCCCCCTGATCCACCCCCGGCGGATACGCTCTGCCCATTACCGGTAAATCCACCGCCACCGCCACCATAACCAGATGAGTTGATTACAATGCCACCGCCACCAGCAGTGCCTCCTGCGGGACTTCCAGAAGTTGCAGCGCCACCGGCTGTGGTTAAAAGTGCGTTTGAGCCAAGGCTGCCCATTGCACTAGCCTGTCCGCCGCCGCCGCCAGCAATAACTAATATTGACCCAGTGTCATTATAGGGACTTTTAATTACAAAAGTACCGCCGCCGCCGCCGCCTCCATAATTGACAATCGAATTACCTTTTTGCCCTACAAGGATTTTTATAACATCGCCTTCCGATAATATAAAATCTCCTATAAGCCTAGCACCAAGTCCCCCGCCGTAGCCGCTGCTTTTGCCGCCGCGAGCGCCTAAGGCATTTATCTTGTAGATACCTTGTTTAGGTACGGTCCACGATATAATACCGGAAGTAACATTGAGATAATCGGTGTTGTTCTTCCAATCGGCAACTTCAGGCCCTGTTAGTCCAGTTCGGGCCTCAGCAAGAGTTGGGCCTTCCCTACCTAAGGAACCGCCGGGAGTAAACGTAGCAGTGGTAAAAGCGTAAAGCGCCATAAGTTACGATCCTATCCAAAATTGTGATGGATCAAAGTCTAAAGAATCAGCAGTATTAAAAGATGCTCTGCTATAAAAGTTAATAATCATAATAATACCCCCTAAATTATTTAGGCATTAAAAATGCCATGTTGTTTCCACCGGCGGGAATTATCCAATAATCGGTATTTGTTCCACCCGCAGAAAAGAACCCATCAGCATCAACCGGTATCGTCATTGAATCTAGGAATATATACTTTTCACTACTAAATGGACCAAATACTTTTAGGTCGAATATTCTGCCCAGCATACTAAACTTATACTGTGGTCCACTGTAAGTGTTGGATTGGCCGTTGGAATGATAGTTGCTTTGTATTCCATTACTTGTCCCGCAACTTAGTGT